TCCGTTATCCGTATACTGCATCAATAGATTAGCTCTATGGTAATGTACCATAAACTTAATCTGACGATTAGATATATCAGAATCATCAGAAGCAACACCTCCAGAGACTATGTTTTTTATGTTGTATGTTATTTCGTTTAATGTAGCCATAATATCTTTTTAATAAGAAAGGGTAAAGCAAGGAAACCCTACTCTACCCTTTCTAGAAAGCAGGGAGCAAAAAGCATCTTTAAACTCGTCGTTCAGTTATTTCAGCCTGAATCATTTGGTATCTTGGGTCTCCCAGTGTTCCCAAGACTTTACGAGCAGCAATCTGACACACTTCTTCGTGTGTATGAGCGCTTAAATCTTCTATATTCGTAGTGTACTTTAAGTACTTTACTATAACTTCCTTCATTCCTTTCCATCCTTGAAAGAATATATGCCCCATCTGCATGTAAGCAATAGGATACTCTTCGTTGTACTTATTGAAAGGGTCGTTAGAGTACGCTGTTATATCAGATAACTGAATAATCTTAACACTAATGTACGGATTCTTTCTAGTGTGTATGGCTAGTATCTTAGAGTAAACATAATCAAGCTCCGTTTCAGGTACGTCCCAAAACTCACCCCCAGCAGACTCTAAATCAATCTGAGGAGACGTAGTACCAGCCACCATTTCAGACCTAACTAGATTCTGTAGTTTATCTCTAGAATCTTGACTAGTCTCAAACGATAGATAATATTGTTGAGCAAACTCATCAACAGCCATTTCAACAAACCCATCTATATCAGTATTTGATAAGTAGGCAGCATCCTCTCTGTCTATGATTAATCTTACTCTATCCCTTGCGGTCTCTACAGTCATTGTTGTTATTTTTTAGAAGCAACCTTACCTTTAGCTGGTTTAGTTTCACCTCTTATTTCATGCTTCAAGATAGCTAAAATATCTTTGTTATCTTTTAACCAAACTAACACCTGTTCCTCGTTAGTTCCGATAGCTTCTTTACCATAATAGAACGTTTCGTTCTTATAGTTTATCTTCTTAGCCTTCAACGCTTCCATGATGAACACTCTAAGTTCCTTCTCTGGGTCAAAATGAACCTCCATGAATTTAGCGTGGTCACTTTGAGCTACATTAATTGCTTTAGCTCTTAACACATCTAAGCTAGCATTAAGGTTAAAACGACTTAATGTTGCGAATACTTTCACATCAGAGTCTGACATTTTAGCTGCTTCAATAATAGCCTGAGCAGAAGTTAACGTCTCTTTAGTATCAGCTTCTTCTTTTTCTTGTATATCAATACGAGTCCAAGCAGCTAATATAGATGGATGACTCTTTAACCATTCGTCTGTTATTACATCTCCTTCTATAGAGGTGTTTAAGATGAATGAGGCACGACTTGTAACAAACTGCTGTTCTAGTCCGTTTACATCTTTTAACTCGTGCAGTCTTCCTGATTTGTCTTTGTAAGCACTACCAAAATTAAAGTTACTAATTTTAGAATATTTGTTGTGCTTGTAATGAATAAGGTTTTTTGTAATCTCCATGCTTGCTTTTTTTTGTTGTTAGTTAAAAAACACCCCCTCCGAAGAAGGGGTGAATATTATTTAGTTATTTAAAACTATTAAGCGAATTTAACTCCGTTTGCAGCGTCACAAGCACCAGAAACAAACCAGCTTACACCGTCTGAAACTAATTCTAGAGCATCACCAGGAACGGCAGTTGTCATAACTCGAATCTTAACGTCTGTTGAAGCAGCTTCATCGCCAGTTCCAGCACCATCAAGAATCAATCCTACAAACTTATCTGCAGCAGCAGCTTGAGCTATCTCTACAATAGCAGTAGATTCAGCACAGATAAACTTAAAGTTGCATCCAGCAATAGGAGCAGGTAAAGTTATAACGTGAGCTACAGCACCGTTTGTATAGACAACAGAACCAGACTCTTCTTGAGTAAGAACTTTAGCTACAGAAGTTGTTAGAACATTTTTCAATGTACCGCGTGAACGTAGTAAGTAATTACCAGTTGCGGATTTTTCGTATTGCTTAAGGTATTTTTCTTCAGCCATTTTATTTGTATTTAAAAGTTTTTGTTAAAATTAAATTGTTAATCCAGCAGGCATAATTACACCGCAAGATTGTGGGTTACGAATAATGATACCAGATTCAGATAAGATATGACATTCGAAAGTATCATTCCCGTTAGCAGCCATCATTGAAGAAGGGTCGTTAGGGTTAATCATACCAGGAACATATTTCTTAACATAGTTTCTGTTGTATCCTTCAGCACCTTTAGAGATAAGCTCTACGTTAGCTACACCATCTTGAACACTCATATCCATAACTACCATTAAACCTGATAATTGTGCAGTGTTAAATCCAGTACCAGAAATACCTGAAGTCATTGTAGCAACATTAGGGTCATCGAAACATGGATTGTGTACCAATTTGATGTTGTTACCTAAAGCAGAGTAAGAAGTAAAGTTAGTTCCTACAGCTACACCTTCACCAGATTTAGATGCAATTAAGCTAGAAGCAGAACCCATTGTTGCCAAGTGAGCAGTCATAGCTTGTTGGAATTGAATCATTCCTTGCATTCCAGTAAATACTACATATTCGTTACCAGTTGCCTTTAAAGAACTTAAAGATAAAGTACCGATGAACTTCAATAACTCACCTTCAGTGATACCAAGACCAGCAGTAGTGAATTGATTAGCTGAAGCGATTTGAGCTAAGATTCCGTCACCCATGATTGGAAGACCGTTAGCAACTGAACCAGAATCACCAGGATATTGAATATCTCCAGATACAGAAGATTTACCAAACCAACGATTCAATTCAAGTTCGTACATGAATTGGTCAGTCATTTGTTGCTCCTTAGTAAAGTACCATAGTCTGTGACCATTGTGCTCAACCCAAGTAACATCATGTAAATCAATACCATTAATCTTACACTTTCTACGAGAAAGAGTTAAGTGGTTTCTGTGAGTTTCTGGGTAAGCATAACCTTCACCAACTTCATCACCTAATGAACCTTGTCCAAAAGCAGAACCAATTACTGCAACAACCTCTGTGTCAGCAGCAGAAGCACCAGCAGCAGAGAAATTAAAAGCATCAATATGCTTAATTGTAACATCAGTACTTCCACCGTCAGCAGCGTCGATTGAACCTACAGCAGTTATTAATGCCGTAGCACCAGATTCGAAACGAATTACATCGTTTACGTTTAGCATACAGTATTCGTTAGCACCATCAGCACTTGAAATCTTGATAGTTCCAACAGTTCCAACAGAAGCATTGACAGCGTAAGCCGCATCAAGTCCAGCAGGAGCTTTATAACGTTGCATGATTTTCCACTCGAAAGAGCTTCCACCAATTACTTTTTCAGAAGCACCAAATCCTAGGCGTTCAAGTAAGTACGTCATAGAGTAGCGAGGATACAATTCAATGATTTTCTTCGCAATCTCAGGGTACTTTAGCATATTGTTTACAAGGGAGTTGTCCGCTGTATTGTATGCTGGGTCATATTTTGCATTATAAACCTTCATTTTTGTTTTGTTTATTAGTCGTTAATAATTAATTAAACATTATTTAATTACTAAACTTACTCGGGTCAAAACCTTTCTTCGGAGCTTCAAAGCTCTTAGATGAATGATTTTTCCTAGACGGTGATGTTATACCATCTAAAATACGAGACTTTCCTTGTTCTACGCCTTGCGTTCGAACCATTTTGAAAATCTTTTCTTTGTTTCTCCATAAGAAGGCAGCCTCCGCAACATTGGCATGAGTCTCAAACACTTCTTGGGCGAAATCCCCTTTGGTTATGTAATTATATAGTTGTTTCTTATCTTTCTGAGATACCTTCCCACCAAAGAACTCTTCTTTATCTTTAATAAAGCTTTGTAGTTCTTTACGTGAGTTCTTAGCACCCTCAGTTTTTTGTTGTTCAGATTCCTTTTCTTCCTTTCTAATTCTATCCTTCTCTCCGTGGATGTGCTTAGTAAGTTGTTGTCGAACTAATCCAGCTTCACGCTTTAATAATCCAGCATCTTGTAATCTGTCAACGGTATCTGCAATATCTTCATCTTCGTATTTTGCAGCACGCATATCAGCAATAACTAAATCTTTATCACCCATCTCTAAGAATGAGTTTAGATTTTTAATTATATCGTTTTCTTGAACTGGAGGCTTCTGTAAGTCTTTTATCTTAGCGATAAACTCTTCCTTACTTGTAGCTTCAACACCAGCTTCTTTACTTATTCCTTCCCAATCAAACTCAGCAGCAACTTCTTGTTCTGCATCGTTTTTAGTCTCAGCTTCGTCCCAGTCGTCATCAGACTCCTCAACTTCCACTTCTTCTTTGGTTGGCTCTTCCACTTCTTCTTCTTCAACTACTGGAGCTTCGTCTTCAATTTCACCCCAAGAAAATCCATCTTCCTGGTTATCAGTTGTTTCCACTTCCTTAGTGTCTTCCGTGTTCGTGGTTAAACTCTCAGCTAGACTGGTAGCGTCATCGCCAGCACCACTTAAAAATGATGTTGGGTCAAACCCTCCGTCTTGCGTTGTTTCTTCTGAGCTGCTTAAAACCTCATCAATTAATTTGCTTTCTTCTGCCATTTTGTTTGCTTTTAACTAGTTACAAAGATATTATTTTTTTTGTATACTTTTTTTGGCCTCCATTTTAGATTGATGTTCGTTGTCTTTGTCCTTTTGTTGTGAACTAAAGTCAGACTTAACCTTTTCTAAAACAAGTTTGTTTCTCTCTCTCGTATCATCCATATCTCTACTTGCATCAGAAGCAATCTCCTGAGCAGCGATTCTAGCTTCTGCATTAATTTGAGCCACTTGGATTCTACCTTCAATATCCATTCTCTTAAGTTCGGTTTCTGCCTGAACTTTAGCTTGGTCAGCTTCTGCTTGTTGTTGTTGCATTTGTTGTTGTTGTTCTTGAGCACCAGCTTGTTCTTTCTTCATAGCATCTATACCCTGTTCTAATATAACTTGAGCTTCACTCATAGTATCTGCCTTCATAACTTTAAGGGCATCTAATAAAGTAATAGTACCTGATTGAAGAGCTGCTTGAGACATTTGCTGAACTTGAGTTTTAAGTGCATCATCTTTACCAGAATCTCCCATGAATATACCATAGTCATTTAAAGCTACATCAGGAAGGACGCTAAGCATCTTATATCCAGCATCTCCGAATATGAATGCTGCTTTCTTTCCGCCAGCCCAAGCTATCTTCATTAAGTTAGCAAGGTCTTCCATAACCTTCTTCTTAACTATGTTATGAGAAAATACCCAACCACCAGTTGATATAGCAGACTGAGTTACAGACCTTTGCACGTTACCTACATATTCATACTGCTCTACAGCACCTTCTCTTTGTGGTGATACACCTGAAACCTGACCTGCGGTCTGTTCAAGCATTACCTTAAGGTTTATAAGTTGTTGAACAGATTGAGATAATGTAAAGTCAATTTGTTGGAATTGATTGAACGGTGCAGAGTCCCCACCCTCATCACGAGAGTTTATAGGAATAATACCATCATTCTTTAAGTGGTACATAACATCTTGCATATCCATACCTAAGTTCGTAGGCATCTGAGATACATCATATACTACTGCCTTACCCCCAGAACGAGCTAATGCTAATTCAATATGGTACATAACAATGTTATATAGCATTTGTATATGACTAAGAATGTCCATTAAACTAGTAGACTTACCTGTAGTGTGGTTGTATATAACACCAACATAAGATAAAGAAGTACTACCAGCATCATCTACAGAACGTATTTGATTAGGTCTTCTTCTACAGTTTACTGTAATCTTCCCACCAATCATAGTTCCTTCCCATATATCATCTACATGTTTAGTTTCTATTACATCACCTTTTCTTGCTTTGTAATGTTCTCCTACAACTTTATGGAATGGGTGCTCTGGATTGTGTTTGTTTTCTGAAACCTTTACTCTAATGGTTTTTATGGATTTCCATTCTGCAGATACAACTCTAACCTTTATGTTTTTGTAATCATCTACATCTACCCAATTAAATTGGCTATTCCATTTGTCTATGTTCTCAGAACCAGACTGACGCATATCTTCAAGTTCACGAACATCTTCGTCATCAAACTCGTTTCTATATTCATCTAATATTTCATTTACGCTTAACCATCTTTCTTCACCTGCCCATTGAGCATCATCTAAGAAATCACTTTCTATAGACTTATCGAATACGAATGTACGTGGGTCTACCCTTCTAAAGTAAGGGTCGCCATCTTTTACATATATCTTATAAAATTCCTTACCAGTTACAAGTAAATCTCTCATCCCTTCATGGAACACTTTCTTCATCTTGTACTTCTCGCCTAAATAATCTAAACCATCCTTGATAGATTCTTCTACGACTTCCTTGTATTCAAATCTCATGAAATGGTCAATATCGTCAGGTATAGGGAAATCTTTATTGTCCATATCCAGCTCCATCCCATAACTATTCTCTAATTCGGAATTGATTTCATTAAGCAAGTCATTAGCTATAAGAGAAACTTTAAACTGTTCCTTTCTAATCGCTGCATCCATGTTAATAGCAAATACACTCTTATCTAAAGGTCTACTCAACTCTTCATTACATAGAAGGTCAATTTTATTTTTAGACAAAGGGTAATTCCCCATGGTTGCTGGAGATGTCATCTTATACTGCTCAGTCACATAACTGTAATCATCATAGATTAAATCACCATTGTATAGTCTGTAGTTTCTAACATCCTTATCGTAACTACTGGTAGAGCCTTCTGCATTACTTTGCTCTAACTCTGCTACAATAGCTTTGATGTTTTTCTCACACCACTCTTCATTCTTTTCGCTATCTGGAACGAACTGTTTTGGAAAGTCACTCATTTTTTATTTTTTATATGGAACTAATCTTCCGTTTTCTCTTTTATAATATACAAAGCCTAAATTCCCTTGTACTTGTTCATCTCTTTTTACTTGCTTATCGTATAAGTCAATGTCGTGTACTAAACATAAACCAAAGGCTATCGCCCTATCCGTGTTACGTAACCCATAACTACCAAGTTCATCTAGTAAATCTACAAACCAAATATCACCACAATTCTCCTCTATATAGTTCTCCATGAATTGTTCCATCACTGCTTTAGTGTGTTTATTCATTTGAAGACCGTACCTATTCCTGTTAACAGTTTTAGGTGAGTGAGCTGTTGTTGGTCTCTCTTTTAAATATTGTTTTCCTCCTGCTCTCTGGAAATATCCAATGATTCCAATACGAGTGAACTCAATCAGCATTTTCGCATTGTAATATACGGCTAATTTTAGACACCCATCCCAGAACTCTTCTGCTGTGTCTGGACGCTCTGTATACTCAGCAATAGGGTAGTTTCCAGCTATCTCCATGTTATAGAATCGTCTAAAGATAATAGCACTCCCTAAAGAGGAAGTTGACGACTCATCCTGGTCATACGAATCAATTCCACCTATATCTAAACCTTTAAGTTCAGTGTTTGGGTGTGCTAATATCTTATATGGACCATTCCTATCAAGAACAAACTTGACTTGCATTCCTTCGGCTTCCCATTCTAGTCTACCGCTTTGTATCTGACCTTGCAAATCTTCACTACTTAGTATCTCACTTCGTTGTGCGTTTATCTTAGCCACGTTAAATCTAGAGTTCTTAGTTTGTAAGAAAGCTTCTTCTACGGATAATGGGTAATTTTGTAATTCTAGGTTGTATCCTTTCTGATTACCTGCCTTATGTAGTTGTTCTCTTCTGTCTTTAAGAGCTTTTGTAGCCCCGTCATTATCTGAAGTACCTGTCTTTATATCAAAGAATCCATGATAACACATGGAAGCAGGAATAAACATAGGTATAAGGTTAAAGGCATCAGCATTATAATACATCTCCATGAAATCCTTAGAGGCTGCTTCAATATCTCCACCCGTTCCACCAATAATAGGAACTCCATACTGGACATTCCCATCCATGAAACAAGCCTTAGATGACATATAAGCGTTAAGCAACTCTTTGAATTCCCCAGCTTCCTCAAATACCATCACAGAAAGACGTTCACCCTTATATACTTCAGGATTACTCATCGTTCTACAGTGTATAACAGATTGAAATCCATCTACACCCCATTTACCTTCTTTGTCTTTTATTTTATAACCAGATTTAAGAACTTCCTCACCTTCTTTAAGTGTTGAGTGTCTAAAATTGGAGTTTTGATTGTTGAGTCCTGCTTTCACCTTATCAAAGAAGGATGTAGCAGTCACCTGAAGCCCTGCGGCTACCCCTACGTGGTTGTACGGATAGAATGTGTATTCGTGTGCCAGGATACCAGAGTTCATGTAAGAGAACCCCTTATCTCTAGCCTTGATAACAATCATTCCTTTCTCTTCTTCCTTGCATGTATCGAACAAGTCAAAGTAATGCTTGTCCATATCTCTATACCAAGGAGCGATAAGAGTCTTACGACTGTTACCCTTGACACCATCACTACCTAAAATTTTATAGAAGTTTAAATAATAATAGTGCTTACCAGTGATTCGTGGCATGCCTTTGGGTGCGAACCCGAACTTACACCTCTCAATCTGTTCGTCCCAATACTCCCTGAAAGAAACACTCTCTGGATTTAAGGTAGGAACACCTTCATAAATTAAAGGTTGATACTTCTTTGCATCAAACATTCTTTTGGCTCTGTAAAGTTTCTAAATAACTAAGCTCTCTATTACCAGCAATCTTAGAACGTTCACCACGCCTCTCAATAGCATCTAATAGTTTCTGTCTAGTCCCTAATACTTTCTCTACGCCAATCATAATCTTCTGTATGTCGGCTGCATTATCTATATTAATCTTAGTAGAATCGAGCAATTCAGTATACTCATTTATTTTCTCATTAAAAGCTGAGAGTTGAGCATCGAGGGGGTCATATTGAAGTTGGTTATACTTAAGTATTGCGGCAGCAATTTTTTTATTTTTTGAGCCTTTCCACTCATAGTCTTGATATAAGTCTTTAGATACGACTCTAACTCTCTCATCGAGGGTGAAGTGTCGGTACGGGGAGTCATAATCTGCTATATACGCAACATACATGAGTCCTTTACTGCCAAAGCTTTTAGAATCTATAAGGTCTTTGAATTCTGGTATACCAAATATGCCATCATCCTCAACAACGCTTCCTTTATTACTTATTTTTAGTAGGTACATACTTTTCGAGTTCTGTTTTCATTATAAAGACACCGTGAATTACATGCGTTGACTCACCTTCTTCTGGTTCGCCATCCTCGTCAAGGTACTTGTAGTATATAGTTGATGTGCTACCTCCAGCAAGCTTATAGTTATTAACAATTGGTAGGTATCCCATTTCTATATAGTCTTCCATAATCGCAGACTCTCTCTTGTCAGACATTTCAGCTACGTTCACGTACCCAAATATCTTTCCATTTGGCATTAGCTCCACTACACCAAACTTTGTTTTTTGCTTCTCCATTGTTTCCATGATACAAAGTTAATAAAAAAAAGGGCTCATATTACTGAACCCTCTTAAATCAAAAAACATAATATTTATATATTATAAAATACTAATCATGTTGTATGAGTCCACCGCTCTTGTATGATTTTAACATAGCTAGTTCGTTACCTCCTTGAGTTTTGTTTCCGTTATTTCCGAACTTAGCGTTCTTCTTCATAGCGTACACCTCTCGTACTGCAGCTCTCTTTCTTTGTTTCCTGCTACCAGTAAGCTTTACTTCACCACTCTTACCTCTTACAAGTTTACGTGCAAGCTTTCTAGTATCTTTAGATACTGTACGCCCTCCGTATTTTTTGTATTTCCTTAAGTTGACACCCATGCTAGTCGTGTTGTATTAATCCTCCTTTACTAAAAGATTTCTTCTTAGTTTTAGATTCGTTGTAAGCATTAGTAAATGTATTGCTAAACCTTTTACCTAAACTAGCTTCTCCTTTAGGAGTGCTTAGCTTTTTAGCTTTAGGTTGCTTTATCTTAACTGGCTTCTGGTCTGCTTTATCTTGTTGCTTTAATCTAGAAGCTCTGTTCTTGTTGTCTTCTCTATCTATACGAAGCTTTAGGGCTGCATCTTTTTTAGCTTTTCTTTTTTTTCCTATTGGCATAATATATATTTAGTCGTGCTGAATAAAACCACCTTTAGAATATCCTCTATCCTTTGGATTACCTTTATCGAACAAGTTAGTATTGTGAGTTCTTTTATATTGCTTCTCAACCTTACGATTCTTCACTTGAGAAATCTTACGCTTAACCTTATTCTTAAGAGGCTCTTTAACTTTTCCTCCTTTAGAGTATCCAATAACACCCAAAGCTGCTTTACCTACTTTCTTAGCTGTAGACTTAACGTAATCAATTGTAGACTTTGTTTTAGTTTTAGGAGTCTTCTTAATAGAACCACTACCAGCACTACCACTCTTTACAGGGTCTGTAGTACGTCTAACAACTTTATCCATAACATCCTTAGAAGACTGAGACTGAACGTCCTTACCTCTTTTAATCTTACGCATTACTTTCTTACCAGCTCTCTTGGCTTTCTTTACTTTATCAGGCATAATATTATATATTTAGTTTAGATTCAAAAATACATAAAAATAATTTATATTTATTTGAGTGCGGATGTATTCCGTTAGTGACCCCCATGGTGTTCAAAACTTTGGATACCCCCATACTGTACCCATATCCTGCTATTCTTCTCTGATATAAATAACTAAACCCATTCGTTATGAAATACTTAAGCTTGAGTGACCTTGTTGACTATGTTGACAATACTTCGATTACATATCCGTGTGCAATGGAGTTGATAATCACTAACGACTCACCTGTTGAGTTCCTTATATCAAGTAAGGACGACTTCAACGAGACTATGTGTGACCTTGCAGGTAACATAGGTTCGTCAGGTATGCGTGAATCATTAGGTCGTATAGTATAATGTAGTAGGCTCTTAGCAGGGCCTGCTATTCTTCTCTTTAATAATTAACTAATAAACCTTCTTATGTACGAGATAAAAATACTTCGTGGAGAGGACGCAAGCGTCCAAAAGACATTGAACCAATGGAAACATAAGTTCTCTGTTAAGATATTGTCGTGTGTACCATGTCCTCATAAGGAGGGTGTAACCCATGCGACTGTATGCCGAACACCTAAGCCCGACTAACGGGTTTAGTTTTAATTAAAACAATAAAAGGTTATGCTGAACTCAGCTGATTTATTAAAGACCGTACAAAACGGCAATGTTATCAACTACCCTTGTGAACTACTTATCTGCGATAAGCAAGGCCAAGTAGCAACTATGTATGATATAGACTCTTACCACCAAATGGTAGAGCAAATATTATACTTAAGTTACGATGTAGATATAATGTACAAGGTCGTGCAAATTATAGACTGCAACGACGACTACAAAAACTATCCAACAGACTTACCCTTCTAAGGGTTCGTTTGTTGTCTCACTATCATAATGCGTAGTAGTTTGGGAGTTTCGTCGAGTTATGCCAATGCAAAGTAGTATAATATGTGTGTGTGGAAGAGTGAATAGAACACTTCAAAAACGCTTATATCCACCCACATCCTGTTATTTCTTCTCTATATTAACTAACATAAGTTGCGTAATGTATGCACTAAGTTGTTGATTAGCAGGATATTGTCGTGTGTTCGTCGGGTGTGTTTAAGCCCTTGTCCTGCTATTTCTTCTCTTTATTAAGTAAGCATCTTATTTATTTAGATGTTTAAGTATCTTCTAGGGAGTTATCCACTATCCCACCAAAGGTACAATAAATATATGATAAAGTCAAGTCGCAGTTGATAGCGCGATTGACCATCAGTATATTTATTTAGATGTTTAATAGTGGACACCAATTAACTTGAGCAATAAATTAAAGCTCACACTTAGCCCGAAGACATCACCCGTGGGCTATTTTATACGGGAATATATTATGTTCAAAATACCTACAGGATTACAGTCAGCAGACATCAAATCGCCAATGCGTCTGCACCAAGCCTTAGACTCAGTAAGAGCTATAGTAGTTGGCTTCGAGGATACCAAATCAGCCGTAAAGGTTGACGGAAAAGTAGTCGGAGAGAAAGACAAGGCTTTACTTAAACTTAAGTTCCCTTCATTAGATACGGAATTTAACGAGGCTACCTTCACGCTAAGATTTATGAATAAGACCATAGCTCAAATCTCTATGGAATTCTATTTATACGGCTTGACGGGTAGCAAAGTGCCAAAGGCTACGACTAACATTGCTAAGTGGATACTAGGCGTGAACTTAGATGAGAAGGGCGTTCCTGCTTCATCACCAGTACACGACGATGACGGAAACCCATACCACGAGTCTTTATCTGCATTTGCAGACAACTTCAAGCTACATTACAGTAGCTCAAAGTTATACTCTATCCTAAGAGAGAACAAGACTAAGTTTGACCCTTCAAATCTTGCTGAATCCTTAGCAGGTAAGGAGCTAGTCGTGAAGACTTTCTTCCACGAAGACTTGAAAGATTACACCATATCCACAACGGATTACACTTACAAAAGTAAGTCAGGTAATAACAATTCAAGTACACCTCAAGCGAAAAGCTTTAGCGTGAAATCACAAGCAGGTAACGGAGCTTCGTGGTAAGAATATTAGGGAGGTCTTAACGGACTTCCCTATTTAACTAAGTTCAAGCCGTAATCATAATGTCCTTGATGTGCAACGGTTGCAAGCATGCGTAATCACACCCGAATATTGTAGCGGAGGTTGGCTTGAACATTAGTTACTATTACTGCGTGCAAAACAACAAGGCTTACAGCATGGCGCAACCGAGCGTGCACCAAGCCGTTAAAAATCACTATCACTATGCACCGTACTATGCAGGGTATATCCATTGCTTTTCCGTTCTGTTCCTGCTATTTCTTCTCGTCCTTAATTAACCCTTGTTTTTATTATAGGGTGTAACCGATTAACTAATTAAATTACAACAACATGGCTAAGACTATGATTACTAAAACAATGGTGCTACAACGCATCGTAACTAACCTTGCTAAGAAGAAGGTTTATGTTACAAGATTAGGTAAGCAAATAATTCCTCAAAACGAAAACGACTTACCTCCTAGAATGAAGAGAGCAAGCAACAAAGGTGTAGCTAACCCAGAGTATAACAAGGCACATGGTCAGCTATATTATGAGTTGATAACTAAGCCCAATAGAGAAGTCTTATCAAGTAAAAAGATTAAGGCAATATTTAAAGCTACTAAGAAGGTAGCACCAAAACCTATTGAGCCTATGAAAGCATACAAAGAGATAGCTAGAACTGGTAGAGTAGCTGAAGCGAAGACACTAGTAATTAACATGTCTCCGACTATGACTTGCACAATTACAAACAACGGATTAATAACTGTAGACTTTAAGTAACATGAAAAATAACTTCACAAGGATTTATATAATGTGTATTGTATTTACACTATGTATAGCAGTAGACATATACTTCGCCTATGTAATAGGTTGGAAGTTCACTATCATGGCTATATGCGGAGCAGCCTTCACATACTTAGCTTACTTGACTTACAAAGAGTTGTCAACATTTAGAAGTTCATTCTATGACTAACTTTAACGTAGGTCTTGGTACTATTGATATAGTATCAGAAGGCTTTCAGGTAACTATAAGAAAGCGACCAACAAGTGATGCAAACATACCTTCCGAGGTGTTGTTTGTAAATCACTCTACCGATGCACAGTACTCATTTGAAGAGCGTGAGCTTAACATGGTACATAAGCAATGCGATGAATATGAATTTCGTATTAGCTTAATATTTGAAGACTATAACTATGAATTCTTTCACTACCTGTCGTCCCGTATAGTATTTCAGGGTGAGAGTTTAGATGAATACAATCACTGTATTATTCTAAGTAAGGAAAACATGGCTAAAGTTATTAACATTGTGTGTAACGACATGGATGAGTTTGTAATTCACACCGCAGAGAAGAGAATCAGTGATATTAAGACTAAAATGAATATAGATGATGAACAATACACCCAGATGCAAGCGCACTTTGAAGCAATTTCAAGAACTACTAAAGCTTCAGCATGTTAAGCCAGCGACTATGTCGTTTAAGATTGTAGATGGTGGTTATGTACTCTTCTGTAAGGAGGATATGCTACCTGTATCTACAGATGAATTAGGTAAGGCTCTTAATGAGCAAGAAATTAAATCGTTCTTCTATAAGAACAGAAAACTAAATTAGGAAATTATGTGTGGAATTACAGCATACTCTGGTAAGAGTGTAAATATACTAAAGGCAATGCATTTATTAGAAGACAACGACAGCCGAGGAGGACACAGCACAGGAATGTATGTGGAGAACGGAGCATTCAAGAAGCTATATAAAACAACGGGCGAAAGCTCAGAGCTATTGAGACAAGTCGAGCATAATAAAGCAGAGTTGTTCATTGGACACACTCGATATGCCACTCATGGTGTTAAAACCGCTGAGAACACACACCCTTATGCTATCGGTAGATTTATCGGTTGCCATAATGGAGTGTTAAACAACTATGAAGAGTTGTGTAAGAGTAATGATGTATTAGTACCAGATGTAGACTCTAAAGCTATATATACTATACTTGATAAGACTAATGACTACCAAACACTTGGTGTTCATGGAGGTACAATCAATGCAGTATGGACTGAGCGTGATGGTAGACTGTATGTATACAGAAGAAACAACCCTCTATTTAAGATGGAAGTTAATGAAGGTATATACTTCTCATCATTAAGAAGAGGGCTTGAGGATATATGTCCTTTCGATTGTATAGTAGAAGAGGTGGAGAAAGAATGCCTATTCATATATGAAGAAGGAGAACTGGTTGCATCTATAGACATACCAACTACATATGTAGCACCTAAGAACACGAAGGTTAAAAACTGGACTGACTATAAGCCTGAGAATACAAGCTATTACGATGACCTTACAAGAGAGAGTAATGACTACTACGGCAAGAAAGATGACTGGTATGCAACTGCAGACGACAGGTACTCTCTTGAGATGTATGTAGACAAAGAGCTAGAAGAAGCGGAGACTGTATTATTAATGACGCAGATTGAAGTACTTGTAGCTTTAGGTACAGAAATGGAAGACTACCTTAATGATGATGAGATGAACGCTTACAATGCTCTAACCTCTCAAAAATATAGAGAGCTGGATACAGTAAGAGATGAGGCAGAACTACATAGACAACTACGTAGCAATCAAATAGTAGCCCCATTCTAATGTCAGTTAATATGGAAAAGAACCTTGTCTTTGTGTCTGATACTCAGTACATTGATGAGGTCCTTACTTCTACTAAGAAGTTAAGAAGACGTTCGGCATACAAGAGCGATGTAGATATAGTGATTAACAAACTTAAAAACATCAAACTATTATGCCAACAGAAAACGAAATAATTGACAGCGCATTACAAGCATCTTTAGGTAGTGTAGTATTTGATTTAGCATCATTCGCTGAACCTCAAGAAATTGGAGAAGGCTTAGTTAGAGTATCCGTACAATTAGCTAACTCAGCAGAAGATAAGTCAATCATTGTATCTAAAGATATAACAGAGCTTGACTCAGGTACTCACTTCCTATACCCTTATGCTATTGATGAGGAGATTATGGATAGCCTAATAGGAGAACATGGCATATGTTATATAGAAGACGACCAATGGTATCTAGCTAGGCATAGCGAGGTAGTACATTGCGACCATAACTGCCAATGGATATTCAAGGACGATTCTATTTGGGGACAAGTAGGCAATGGAAATGAAGGGTTCTTTCATCAAGAAGAAGACTATGTAAGGTGTCAAGATTCAGACATCGCATATATAAACTCAGATGTTGCTGACGACGATGAATGCTACTACTGCAACGATTGTGATGCATATAGAGCTAGCGAATCAGACCACGACTGCAATGATGATGATGACTACGATAACGATGGTGATGATGTATACTTCAACAATACAAGAGGAGCTAGTAATTTTGATAGTCTTAAACAGAAAAAGTTCTGGGGTACAGATAGTCCTACCTTCTCTATATCTAACGGTATGAGATATACATTCGGTGTAGAGATAGAGACTAGTAACGGTACTATGGACCGTGATGACTGGCAAGAACTTAACATATCATCTATGTATGATGGCTCAACTAGCGGGCCTGAATATGTTACAGGTGTACTGAAAGGTGACTACGGATTCAATCATCTTAAGAGGGTATGCAAAGCTGTTAGGAGTAACAATCATGAAACTAATAGTAGGTGTGGTATACATGTGCATGTAGGTGGTCAGTTCAATAGACGATTCACTATCATGCTGCTACGCTTATCTTATCAGTTGCAAGATGAAATCTTTAGAATGATGCCACCATCGAGGGTAGGTAATACTTATTGCAAGTATATACCAACGTGGGCTAGTAAGATAAACTTCCAAGACTTCAGAGAGCAGTTGGGTAAGTTTATATATAACGATAGCACTACTCTTGACAAGTATCATAACAAAGAGAAGAGACATGATAAGTATGCAGGTACTCGTTACAGGTGGGTAAATATCAATAACTTCAGTACAGCTAGTGGGAGACCAACAGTTGAATTTCGTAATCATGGAGCTTCAATGAGCTATGAGAAGATACGTAACTGGACGTTGATATGTATGTCTATTGTGCACTATGCAGAGTCTAATCAGAAGAGGATATACAACGATGTGGAATCAATCACATTAAAAGATGTTCTAATTGACGGTTTAGGAACTAACATAGCTTCACAAGTATATGCATACTATGAAGATAGGGTTGAAGGTTTCAAGCACCACTATGCACGGGGCGGAGACAAAGACAACCATTTACCATCTCACATAATAAATAGAGGAGATGTAATAGATTAATATATAGGGTCGGAGAATTGAGTGGACTCCTTTAATGCCGTGATTCAAGTCGAGCCTGACAAACCACATGTGCGCCCTTATATATTATTAACTAACTAAAAAAAATCATGAACGTAGAACAAGAGATACAGAGTATTATAGATAATATGGCTAACCATGTAGAGAAGACAGGTTCAACTAAGCTATCTGTATGTAACGAAAGAAACTGGGATAAAGACCTATGGAACTATCGTCATCAAATCATGGATGCACTAAGGGGTAGAGGGTATATAATAAACTCGTCTACTAACTATGAAGTGTTGGATATAATAGTAACAAAGAAACTTGAATTAAAGTAATATGACTGGACAAGAAAACGAAGAGAGCTTCAAGAGAGTAATTGAAGGAGGTAGAGGTGCTGTTAAATATTTCTACGGAGAAGATAGACCTAACCTTACCGAAGAAGACAAGCTTCAAGTGAAGGCAATAGTAGACCACTTAAGTTTACTTGACTCTATACTTAGGGAGGTAACAGAAAACTTAAAAAACTAAAGGTAATGGGATACATGAAAGAGCTTGCTATACAGCAAGGAGAACAACAAGAGATGGAATCATTCCATAGTAATTATCACATGGAATCTATCATCATGCAAGCAGAGGCACAGCAACAAGCAGAGAACCTGCTATACGAGGAGCTACTGTTAGACGAACAAATCAAACAAGACAAAAAAGATAACTCAAATGAATAGACAAGAATTTTTAGCTAGTGGGAAGTTAGACTTCACCGTTAGCAAGGTCGAGTTGCATACATACAACGTAGTGCATAACGATGATTACAATGTAACACCATTCTTTGCTACAGTAAATGACACTACAGGTGAGGCGTTAGGTCCAGTACGTAGTGCATACACTGTTAAACAGAATAGTGAGCTGTTAGATGTAGTACTAAACAAGATAGGTGAAGGCAAGTACGACCTTAATGAATCTAAGTGTGGTGTATTCAACCACGGCAGAAAGGTATACTTCTTTATCAAGACTACACATCAGTCTGACTGGGGTCAGGAGAAAGCAGACACCTATGTGTATGCGTTATCATCACACGATGGTAGTCAGAAGTTAGTGTTCGGAGTATGTAATCAGATACACAGTTGTGCTAACATGTTTGGTACGCTAATGAATGATAAGGATAAGAACCATATCATCAAGCACACTAAATCTATATCAGACATAGAAGGTAGTAACACCTTAGATGAGATGATTAAGAATAACATCACAGGTATAGCCAATCTTATGAAGACTATGCAAAGACATTCTATAGACATATCACTTCAAGGTGAGTTGGTTAGTAGTGTGATGGATTTAGTAGCAAACTCTAAGAACAAAAGAAAGACAGCCATATACCACGAGAGAAGAGGATTAGTGGAGGAATGTGTACTGACTGAGTTCAATGAGAAAGGCGACACTTATTACGGGTTGTTTAATGGTATAACTAACTACCTAACTCACCATGCTGGTTCAGAGGACAGCGTTATGGATAACATTGCTGGTAATTCTAGTGATATATCTAAGAATGCTGTACAACTAATCATCAAGCACATGAAGGAGAATCAATGTCTGAACTAACCAAGGCAGCGAACAACCTCATAAGTTTATGGGAAGAGGCTAGGCTTAATGTAAGTCTACTCTCTTTCCTAATTCTTGAGTATCATGCATCCACTCAGCAACATGAGATAGGGAACGAGGTACTCAGGGATATATACGGCTATACAAATGAACAGTTAGAATCGTCATACAGTGAGCTTGAATACTATGGTTATATAATCATTAAGCATGACTTCATAAGCTTCACTAGTAAAACGAAGTCCATATTCACATCACCACAGAAAAGAATGTCTGGTATGGAGAAGATGAAGATGGAAGAAGGCTTTGAATTATTCTGGAAGGCTTACCCTATTAAGGTAGGCAAGAAGAAAGCAAAGTTTGAATGGATGAGACTAAGGCCTGAAGAGAAACTTGTTGCCACTATAATGGAGGCTATTAAAATACAAGTAAAGTATAAGGCTGACTCAGAAAGAAGTAATAAGTTTGTACCCGAATTCCAACACGCTGAGAGGTGGATAAAGAATGAACGGTATGAAGATGAGCCTGAGCTTAAGTCTGCCTTAGTCAAGAGGATGAACAATAAAACAAGTAGAGATGAACGATGACATAGAATTAATACTGCTAAGTAAGCTTATAAATAAGAAGTCTGACTACTATGAATATAGTGAGATACTTTCTCCTGGACTGTTTAGTACCAAGGTGTATAGAGATATATATGAATGGTTAGATGCAGAGTATCAGGCAGGTCGTAAGTTTGACATGCTTAAAGCTAGTAATGAGATTAAGGGTGATGCAATACATTACCATATAGCTCAGTGCTTAGATAGCGGTATTAGTTATATGCATAACACTCTTACATGTATTAGCTTTCTTAGGAATAGTCATAAGAAGACAGTGCTTAAGTCTATATGCCAAGATGTATTAGTAAACCTTAATGACTCAGATGTTAATGAGGAGATAGATAAGATTGAGAAATCTTTAATAGATATAAACAAGAACGAACAAGGTTCTATTGTAGACATTAAAGAACACATCAAGGATACTATCAAGGTTATAGAAAAGAATTCACTATCACTAGGCATAAGCGGTATTACATCGGGGTTTGAATCTATAGATAAGTTCACAGGAGGTTGGCAGGAGCAAGACCTTATAATCGTCGGTGGAGCATCATCTATGGGTAAGACTTCCTTCGCATTAGCTTTAGCTACAAACGCAGCTAGAGGTGGTCATAATAGCGTTGTATTCTCTTATGAGATGTCTGTTACACAGTTAATGTCCAGGATAATCAGTGTTGAGACAGGGATTGACAATAGATACCTTATAAAGGGTACTTTGACTAGCGACGAGTGGGGTTCGATACATACAGCATCTGGGGTAATCGAAAGACTACCACTATATATAGACGACTGTAAGAGTACAAGCTTACGATACTTGCTTAATAAGATTAGGCAGTATGTAATTACTAGGGGCGTTAAACTTGTGATGATAGATTACCTGCAGCTTGTGAGCAACATGCTTAAAGGAAGAAGCAGGGAGCAAGAAGTATCTGTCATCGCAAGGTCCTTAAAGAATATTGCGAAGGAGCTTAACATAACAATCATAGCTCTATCACAATTATCAAGAGGAGTTGAACGCAACGAAGGATGCAGACCAATGATGTCTAACCTAAGAGAATCAGGTGAGATAGAGCAGGCAGCAGACGCAGTAGTGTTTGTATACAGACCAGAGTATTACAATATACAGAACGATGATGCTGGTAACAGCACAGAGGGAATGGCTGAGATTATATTTGCTAAAGGAAGGAACATAGGAGTCGGTAGTAAGTGGCTTAAATGGATTAACTATCTAACTAAGTTCGAAGATATTGATGATAATTCCTTTTGTTAATAAATAAAAACATTATATTTGTAAAAGCTATGAAAACATCGAAGGACGTTATAGATACCATCAGTAAAGACCTCCCATTTTCCAAGGAAATCATCAGAAAGGTTGTTAATAAGACCTTTACTGAGATAAAGGAGCGTGCAAGTAAAGATGAGAAAATAATGCTTAGAGGGTTCATGAAATTTGTTTGTGCTACCAAAAAGAAAACCAAAACGTATAACCTAGAAGACTACAAAAAGTTGAAAACAAAAGACAAATGAAACCAAACATTATAGTAGTAGGAAAGAGTGGCTCAGGTAAGTCATCGTCCTTGCGTAACCTTAACGCAGAAAGAACAGCAGTATTAAACACAGAGAGAAAGCAACTACCATTCAGAGGAGCAAAAAACTTCAAGAATATGCCTGTCCCTGACCTTAATACTTTCAATACAGCATTCAAGAAGGCTGTTGAATCTCCAGACATTGATACTATCGTGATAGAATCATTCACTTCTCTTATCGAAATGATATATAGAGAGGCTGATGTGAGATTTAAAGGCTTTGATGTATGGTCTTTTTATAATAAGGAGATAGACCGAATCCTAAACATGAGCAAGAATACGCAGAAGTATATTATATACTTAGCTATAGACGGTGCTTATGATGGAGAAGACGGGGTACAAGAAAGATTTGTAGCTGTCGACGGTAACAGATGGAAGAAGAGAGTAGAGAAGGAATTTGTCCTATGTCTATTCACTGATAACCATTATTCAAATGAAGATGGAGGTACTAAGCACAGGTTTAGAACTCAATCTCAGGGTAAAGATTCAGCGAAAAGTCCAATGGAAATGTTCGATGAACTCTATATAGACAATGACCTTGCACAGGTAATAGAAAAGTGTGAAGAGTATTATAAATAGTAACAACTAAAGAAAACAATTATGTTTCCAGATTTAAACACAGTAGAGGTAAAAGAACAAGCAAGTTATTTACCAGCAGGTATACACCAAGTGAGTATAGTTGAAATGAGTAACTCTAATCAAAAACAAGGATACACAGGTACTCCTTATGTAGAGTTCAAAGTATCTAATGACCAAGGTATTTCAAACCTTAGATTTAGTGGAGTAGAAAAAGGTGTAACGTCAGAGAACGCAGCACGTGTTCGTACTGAAATCTTTAAAGGATTCTTACAGTCAGCAGGAGCTAAGTCTTTCAATGACCTACCTAAAGCTTGTAAAGAGACTATGGGCGGTAAGATTACTGTATGCTTAAGAGAGCGTGAGTATTGGACTAACGATAAAGAAACAGGAGCACCTGTAGTTAAGAAGATGGTAGAGTATAAGTTTGCAGGCGCAGCAGGTAAATCTGTTACGTGGAAGGATTCTTATAACAAGACTCTTTCAGAGACAGACCAAGCAGCGTATCAAGCTGCACACGATGCATTCATTGGTAGTAATGTTGAGGTGGCTAGCGATTCAATGCCCTTCTAAATAAAAATATGTAGCGAGTTGGGGACTAGCGGCTCGCTACAATATTTTATTGTTTAACGAATTCACTATCATGAAATCAAATGAAATCTTCATACCATTCAATGTAAGTTCTAGTAAGAACAGTAAGCAATGGACAGGTAAAATGCTGATAAACAGCAAGGCAACAAGGGAATACATAAAGAAAAGCAAGGGAGACTACCTAAAAAACAAGGATAGATTCTTAGAGCTTACTAAAGGACTAAGTACACCGTTACATATATCATTCTATTTCATACGTAATAGCAAGAGAAGGTTTGATTACATCAATCCAGCTCAAACTGTTCAAGACCTCATGGTTAAGTATGGCTATATAGAAGATGATGACGTGTTTAACTTAGTACCATACTTTCATGGATACCATGTTGATAAAGAAAACCCAGGAGTAATAATTAGAATCCTTACAGATGCCAACGAACAAGAAACAAAAGAGAGTCAGTCAATTTAATGATGAAGTTACTGGTGTATATACACAGTGGCTACATGCATTAGACCATAAGAGTGCTATTGCTGAAGCTTTATGCTTATATAAAGAACTACCTGAAGTTCGTAGAACCGAAATAGCGCAGGAAGTTATAGATGTAGCTATGCTAAAGAGATTACAACAAGACACTGGAGTAACAGTAGTAAACGTAAAGGAAGATGGAACATCAGAAGAGCACCCGCCAGAGTAGGGTTATAGTTGTAACAACTCAGGAACACGAGAGAGGCAACATAGAAGCTGGAAGTATACTAAACTACAGCGAGCAATACGATAGGTATGTATTAGAAAACGAATATGGAATTGTTATATGCTCAGTAGGAGCAAATTATAATAACGAAATTCCTCACATTTTTAAACTTATAGAAGATGAGTAAGACAAAAGACACACACGCAACAAGGCTAATAGCCTATCTAAAAGAATATGGTAGCATTACATCATTCGATGCATTCAAGGAGCTAGGTAATACTAGGTTAGCCGCTACTATATTTATCCTTAAAGACCAAGGATACAAGTTTGACACAGAAAACATAAGCGTTCCAACAAGATGGAATGATTCAGCAACAGTGGCTAAATATACAATCAATGCGGGAAAGTAAGAAGTTAGAAGACGGCTACATAGTAGACGATGAATCGTACTTCGCTGATAGCATGTATGTAACCAATAGTATGCTTAAGCAGCTGATGACTGGTAGTACTATGAGGTTGGAACATTATTTAAACATGGAGCATAAGGAGTCTGAAGCTTTATTAGTTGGTAGTGCATTCCACTGTTACCTATTAGAGCCAGCTGATTTTGATAAGCGTTATGTATACGCTCCAAAGATTGATAAGAGAACTAAGGCAGGTAAGGAAATGTACGCTGCATTCTTAGAAGATATTGGAGATAGGAAAGCTATACCAGCTCACTACGAACATGCATTCGAGTGTATGTATGATAACATTAGCAGAAACTTAAACGCCAACCAACTTATTCAGGGAGCTGAAGGTCGTGAGACTATTCACTTCTGGGAGGATATTAAGACTGGACTTAAGTGTAAGGGTAAGGTAGATATTGAAGGTGAAGATTATTTAGTGGACATAAAGACAACAAGCAAGGGAGCAGACCACGAAAGCTTCACTAAGTTTGTCAACGACTACAAGATAACCCAGCAGGCAGCATTCTACCTAAACGGAACACAAAAGAAAAACTTCTATTTCATTATGGTAGAACTTAAAGCACCATTCGGTGTAGGTATATACAAGATGAGCCCTGAAGCTATCGAGTATGGTAACAAACAAATAGATGCTACCATCGGGTTATATAAGCAATACATTAACGAAGAATTATCTTCAGACCTTAACGGGGGAAACATAGTAATGGTTTAATGGAAAAGGTATTTGTATACGGAACATTGAAGAGTGGATTTAATAATAACATATTGTTATCTGATTCTAAACTGGTAGGTCCAGGTGTTACAGACGACATGTATGTTATGTATGAAGATGGCATTCCTTATGTTTCGAAATCAAGTAAGCAATCACAAATCTCAGGGGAGGTCTATCTAGTTGATGGACACACCCTTGAGGACCTTGATATGCTAGAAGGACACCCTCAATGGTACAAGAGAGAAAAGACTAAGGTCACATACTTTGACACTGAAGGTGAATTAATAACAGACTATGCATGGTTATACTTTAACGAGCATATACCAAACAGAGCACGTCTAAACAACACAGGTATTTATGGACACAAGAAATCAAGCAGGCTTAACGCCTTATTATTCTAACATGGATGTTAAGAGTAAGATAGATGAATTACTATTCCAGAACGCTAAGGTTCAAGCTAACCTAGGTCTGGATAGTACTAAAAAAGAAAAACATGAAGGATACCTCAAGTCAAAAGAAATTAGCAAGCAGATTAAAGCCCTGGACAGCAGCTTCGCAAAGAGTGCATTCCCTGAGTATATTAAGCAGTAACAAGGATATAATAATTGAACTGTTTAAAAAGGCTTATATACACAACGACATTGAGCTATCACATATAGGTACAAGGAAGAGAAAGTTTGTGGAGACGCAAGCTATAATAATCTCTGTAATATATGAGTACTTCAAGATAACCCTGAATCAATTAGGTTATATAATAGGTAAGCACCATGCAACAACACTTCATTATGTAAACCTATATGAGGATGTGTTATGTTCAAACGATAAGAACAGGATACTGTATGAACTGCTAGCTGATTATATAAACGAAGAGCTTTATGGAGCTGGAGGTAATGAATCATACAATGTATTCTCTAAAGACAATAAAGAACTTAAGATTCTCTGCAAGAGATTAATACTAGAGAATAAAGAATTACACGCTAATATGCAGAGTATAAGAGCCTTAGTAAATGTATAGTGTTCCTATATACTTCAACGCTTTGACTTATCAGGTAAGACAATACGGGAAACGTAAGAGCGAGATAGTTCTTATAGATAAAGTATCCGTCAAGACTAGCAGGGAGATATGCTTAGGTAATACATTAGATATGCTTAACGACCCAGAGCTTAATGAATACCTGATTGGTAGATTAAAAACTAGCAGTGGTAAGTCATTAGGGTGTGAAGTTAAGATAACAAACGTTGAGCCTATATCTCAGTGCGGGTATACAACCAAACGATTTAAAACAAAACACGATGCCAAGAGCTAAACCAATACCAAAAGATACTACAGTAAAGAATGTAACTAAGAGTGCGTTCCAACTAATGATGGGCGACAACAGGAAAGGTGTAGTATCGCATTCAAATAAAACATCCCCCAGGAACTTCCGTCAACAAGGTGCTACCTTAAATGGTAGGCAGTACGGAAGGTAGTAGGCAGGGCACGGTGCAGGGTATTATATATACCCTTGCCCTCTTGCCTCACTGCACCGACATACTACGAGAGGTGACTGCGTGAGTGTTACTAAATTAATCCTGTAATGGATTTAAAAGTCAGCGTTGGGGAGGGCGGGATTCCTTCCCAACTATGGACTAACTAAAACAAGACTAAGATGAATGAATCACAAACGATAACTTTAGACATTTCAGATAACGACCTTAAATCACAAGTTGAGAGGTATGCTAAACAAAGAGGTGTAGAGGAGCTAGAAA